ATCGTAAGTAGTGTCATTGATAACAGCATCAATAAACTTATCGGTGAGGTTGACAGCATTGTGAAACTGCTGCCGATTATCACTACGACGCTTCGTATCACCACCCGGCTTACGGAAACGGATGTGCTCAATGATATCTGGATGGTCAACACGCTGGTAAGCTGCAATAGCGCCCTTACGTGTCTTACCTTGCCGGAAATATCCAATAGCACTGTCCATAACTTTCATGTACGGGATAGGGCCGGGAGCCTTACCACCAATAGCACGGATTGACATATGAGCACCCGTACCACCACCTGCAAGTGACAGGTTAGCCAACTCTGCCACTACCTCCACTTGATCCTTAGTAGTGTCTCCCACGTCAAATGCAAAGCAACTAATGGGCTGACCTTGTGGCTTCTCTTGCGGCTCAAACAGGTGCGTCTGCCAAGGTTCTACAAAGTCTATCTCCGGGGAGAATACCCACTCACCTTTCGTAGCATTAGAAAGCACAGGACTAGCGTACATAAACCAGCCAGCATCAACGTAATTATATATGCGCTGAGCCAGATTATAATCCCCATAACAGTAAGCAACAGCAGGGCGAGCAAGAGCTTGAGAGATTGTTTCGTTGTCACGTTTATAAAATCCATCCAGTAGGGTTTTAGAGAACTCAGTAATATAGGCTGGGTCTTGTTCGTTGATATTAATACCTTGATATGGTACTCGTGTCATCACACTCCCTTCCGAACAACATCCAACACACCTTGCAACGTTTCAATCTGAGCCGTGATAGCCTCATAACTATTATCTACGTCATCGTATTCTTCCTCATCGTTTCCCTCTGTGAAGCCCATCTCTAGCAGTTGCTCATCAGAGTAATAGCGAGGATCAGGCTTACGCTTCTTAGGGCCAATGTCATACTCGTCTTCATTCTTATATACAAATTTCTTACCAGACAACAATGCCAACTCCTTACCAAGTGAAATATCAGTCATACCTGCAATAACAATCATGTCTTCTACAGTGATGAACTTGTTAAACTTACGATCCGGGTTATACTCGCCAGTGGCAATATACCCTACGCCATCCTGCTTAGCCATGTCACGGTGATTGGCTACAATGTATTTAATGCCTTGTCGGGAGTCGAAGCCCACGGCGTCTAGCACAGCAAACACTTCTACATCATTGGCAGGGTTGATAATGTCAATCTCATTCTTGAAATGGGGGAGAGCTTTCAAGATGTCTCGTACGCTCAACGACCTCATGCTGACACCCCTTCATATTTCGGGAAGTTATCAGGCTTGTAGTTCTCGCTACCTACCCACTCCACTTTCCAACCTTGCTCTTCTGCGAATTTTACCGCATTCTTGCAAACTCCCCAACTGTCATTTGCACCAGTAGGCTCTTTCATTCGATACCACCCATCTTCCAAATCATGTTCAAAATTAATGTAGGCGATAGCATTCATATCAGTATTTCTTTCCACCAACCTTACGGCGATTAACTACATTATGGTCTGGTCGAGTAGTGTTGAAACTCATCTTCTCTTCAATGGCACCACCTACGTCCAACCCGTGCGCCTCTGCATAGTCACCAATACGGATGACAGCATCGGCAAGCTCCACTTCAATCATAGAACGATGTGGGAGCTTATCATCCATCTTATCTTGGCGATGACCTTCCATGCCCTCTACAATCTCCGACACAATAAGGAACAGCTTAGTGGCTGATACATATTGATTGCCTAGCAGGGGTGTGCCGTCAACATCATGCCACCATCCAGCACTGTAACTAGCTTGATGGCAAGCCTTTGCGAAGTCATTAAAATTCTGTTTAAAACTTGTCATAAATAATCCTTAATTAAACTTTGGCAGTTGCAACTCAAAACTCTTAATCCACTTTGACAACAGTGGCTTGTCCCTGTAATCAACTAAGACATTATACTCCACTTCTAAGTTGTCTGCAAGCACATCTGACACAAATTTCACACTATCAGGCCCGATGATAATCTCTACGTTATCTACTGTGTGCTCGTAGATGGTGAGGAATTGCTGATTCTTTACAAGTGCAATGTTACCTGAAGCGTGACAGATAAGAGTTATGGGTAAGGATGCTAGTTGGAATTGAAAGTGCTCTGGTTCTAGTCGTTGGAACATTACTCACTCTCCCAGACAACTTTATTATTGTAAAGTAGCTCTGTCTGTGCCCAAGCTACGGCATCGGCTTTGTTGCCAAAATGCATGATATTATCTCCACAGTAGGTGTGCCACCAGAAGCCCCAGCGCTTAACTTCTGGATAGTAACTTCCACCGTAGAACTTAACTCGCGTTTTCATAGCTTCACCAGTAGCGCAATAAAGTATTCTGCTGCGCGCTCTGCGTAGTCTTGGCTATCATAAGCTTGGTAGTCTGTGCCAAAGTCTTCTGGCGATGCATTAGCATCTTCGTGGTAGGCTTTGAAGGCTGCTACGATTGCTTCTTTAGTGGTGTTAATTTGCATTTGAATACTCCTGTTTAAGCCAATCCATAGAAATCATAAGGGGGTCATAGCTGCCATCTTTAACGTTGTGCTTGACCATAATACCTCTCCAATGCAAATTACCTTGCACGCCCTTGTAGTGTTCATTATGCACATAGCTACTGCCACACTTAACACCCCACTGCTGCTGCCCTGTGGTTTGCAAGGTACGCACAGCGATGTCAAGAAGCTGCTGGTGGCCCATAGTGAAGCTAGTGCCAATCTTCGTAAGCATGTTAGCCGCTGTGCCACCAAGGGGCTTACCAGTCATCACGTTAGGGAAGTAATGACAGTAAAATACGCCGTCAATTTCCACAGGTGTAAGGAACGGGTACACTTCCCAACCGTCACCCTCGTAGCCTAAGTCATCCATACTAAGGAAGCCGTGCAACTCTGGGTTAGCATTCACATGCCGCTCAATACGCTGCTCATGATTACCAAGTGTCAGCACCATGCGGGGCTTATAGATAGGCTTGCCAGCAATCTCCTGAGAGACTTGAAGCTGTTTCAGAGGAAGCAGCAACTCGAACATGCCTTCTTGAGCAGCTTCAATGTCTGCCTTAACACGCTTGTTCTCAGCAGAGCGCATACCCTTGTCATAGCTACTAAGGCTCTCCATATCCGCATGATCGCCAATCATGACAATTACATCAGGCTGCTTGCGAACAATATACTCGCCAATCCATCGCAGATAGTCAAGGTCAATACCCGGACGAACCTGTGTGTCAAAGATTACAAGGTGTGTTGGAAGCTTATTCACTTCCGGTTCATTCGTAACAGCCAGCGAACCATAATACTTACGAAGCATGTCACTCACAGTGCTCTTAGGCACACCTAGCATCTTGCCAATATCACGCTTAGAGAGAGTGCCAGTGCTATCAAGAGCTACAGCTTGTTGCTCCCAGTCGTTATTTAGAATCATTAGTTTCCTTAGCTTGTTTACGTGCAGCTTCTGCATACTCTTCATAGGCTTGGTCAGAATTTCCGCTCATCATTTCACCACTGCCAGATAGCCACAATTGTCTGGTACAAATACAAATGCGGAATTAGGGCCGTAAGTTCTACTAGCCCCTTCCACCTTACGCTTCAACGCTGCCAACTCTTGCTCAACATCTGCCACACGTTTCTCAAGAGCTTTCACCTCCTCAGCATCTGCGGTGTACACAACTCGTGTTCGATTATCCATCATTTCCCCTGTCTGTAGTCGTAAGCAGCTTGCAAGGCTTTAATAAGCTTTGGGATGTCGTTGATGTAAATTTCAGAGCAACTACCACCATCTTCACAACCGTACCGGATAGTGACCATATCCCAGTCGTACACCACCTCTTCAATATCTCCATCTTGGTTAGTGTATGCGAAGCCTTCGATGGTTGCGTCATAGTCTTTATCAATATGCTTAATCATCAAAACCCCTTTAAGTTAAACGTAGAATAGTCTGGCACATCCACAGCGCCCTTACCAACACCGCAAGGTGAAATCTCTCGGAACAACATCTGCATCGCCTCAACACTAATATTCACATTCTCCACAGCTTGTGCCAGCATCTTCATCTTGTGAATGGCTTCGTCTACGCAGGTGCTGTCAATTTCGATGACAAGGGGCTTGACAGGTTCTGCCACTGGTCCAACACAGTTTGTCACGGTGTTGTTGCGGATTGTGATGCTTGGCTGCTCACCTACGGACTTGACAATCCATGTGCCGTCTTTGAGAAGTTCTTTAATTTCATCTTCGTTCCAGTAGTTATAGCAAGTATCCCCCTCACCGTCGCTGCCTACA